TCTAAATTTCTACAGAGAGCACTTAATACTCTGAATGCTGAAGGTAAATACTACCCAGACATTACTGTTGATGGTGCTATTGGTCAAATGACTCTTGCTTCACTGAAGGCATTCTTGACTCATCGGGGGGATAATGGTCATGTTGTCTTGGTTCGGATGTTGAATGCTTTGCAAGGTACAAGGTACATTGAGCTTGCAGAAGCTAAACCGAGCCAAGAAGCTTTTATCTATGGTTGGTTCTTGAATAGGGTGGCTTAATATGGAATTTCTTAAAACACTTGTACCAATGTTGGGTACAGCATTGGGGGGTCCCTTTGGTGGAATTGCTGCTGGATTCATTGCAGAGAAACTTGGTCTTGAAGGCAAGACAGTTGATGCTGTGACCAAAGCACTGACTGACAATAAGATGACTGCTGACCAAGTGACAGCCATTCGTTTGGCTGAAATTGACTTCACCAAATTCTTGGCCCAGAACGAAATTACCAAAGACCAGTTGGATACACAGAACACTGCTGATGCTCGTGCAATGCAGATTGCTGTGAAAAGTAGGACTCCAGACATTCTGGCTGTGATCATTGTGACTGGATTCTTTGGCATTTTGATTACCATGATGATGGGCCTGCTAACAGCCACTGATCAACAAGCATTGCTTATTCTCCTTGGTTCGTTGAGTGCTGGCTTTGGTGCCGTATTGAATTTCTTTTTTGGTTCCAGTCGTGGTTCTCAAAACAAAGATGTGCTGCTTGCTAACAGTACTCCAAACAAATAACAGTAATAGGTTCTCAAAATGACTGATGATTCCCTCAACCATGACGAACCAAAGCAAGTGATTAGTAATGTTCCTTTGGACCCAAATCAATCTGCCAAGATTACTTCTTGGAAGAAGGAACCATCCATTGCTCAACTGAAGTACGACATGGAACAAGCATCTGGTGCACATAGTGCTCAGATGACTAAGATTGCTCTGTGGAATGACTTGATGTATTGCAAGGGTAAAGCACGTCCTACTAAAGTGAAGGGACGTTCTTCAGTTCAACCCAAGCTTATTCGTCGCCAAGCTGAGTGGCGATATGCTGCGTTGACTGAACCTTTTCTTGGAACCAACAAACTCTACAAAGCTAACCCTGTAACCTTTGAAGATTCTCGTTCTGCCAAACAGAATGAGATTCTGTTGAACTACCAATTCAGAACCAAGTTGAACAGGGTCAATCTTATTGATGATTTTGTACGTGCTACGGTAGATGAAGGTACATCTGTTTTGCGTGTGGGTTGGTGCCGTAAGACTGTAATGGTCAAAGAAATGGCTCCTGTGTACTCGTACTTTCCAGTACAGACACAAGAACAGATAGATGCTTTACAGCAAGGTATGGAAGCTAAACAGTCTGATCCTCGTATGTATGAGGAACAAGCTGATCCTGCATTGAAGGCATCCCTTGACTACTATGAAGAGACTGGTCAAACAGTCATTGCTCAACAAACTGGTGAGCAGGAAGTTGAAGTTGAGAAGGTAATTTTCAATCATCCCACTGTAGAGGTAATGAGTCCAGACAATGTGGTGATTGATCCTTCATGCAGTGGTGACATTCTCAAGGCCAAGTTTGCTGTTGTCTCCTTTGAGACTTGTAAAGCAGACCTTGAAGCTGAGAAAGATCGCTATACCAATTTGGATAAGGTGAATTGGGAAGGTGCTGCTCCACTGTCTGACAGTGAGTTTTCAACTAAGACTCCCACGAACTTCCAATTCCAAGATGCACCACGTAAAAAGGTTGTGGCGTATGAGTATTGGGGTTTCTACGATATTGATGGTAAGGGTGAACTGACTAGCATTGTTGCTACTTGGGTCGGTAATACCATGATCCGTATGGAGAAGAATCCATACCCGGACAAGAAGCTTCCCTTCGTCATTACCAAGTATCTCCCAGTCAAACGTGAGTTGTATGGTGAGCCTGATGCTGAGTTGTTGGAAGACAACCAAGCAATCTTGGGTGCTGTGACTCGTGGAATGATTGATCTGTTGGGCCGTTCAGCGAATGGTCAACAAGGTTTTGCCAAGGGAATGCTGGACCCATTGAATCGTAGGCGTTATGAGAGTGGTCAAGACTATGAGTTCAATCCAACAGTTACACCACAAGCAGGGTTGATTGAGCATAAGTATCCAGAACTTCCACAGTCAGCATTGATGATGTTGAACTTACAGAACCAAGAAGCAGAAGCACTTACTGGTGTGAAGTCTTTTGGTGGTGGTATCTCTGGTGAAGCTTATGGTGACGTAGCTGCTGGTATCCGTGGAGTATTGGATGCAGCTTCCAAACGTGAGATGGCAATTCTTCGTCGCTTGGCCAAGGGTATTGCTGATGTTGGGTACAAGATTATCAAGATGAACGCAGTCTTCCTGTCTGATAAGGAAGTTGTTCGTGTCACTAATACTGAGTTTGTAGAAATCAAACGTGATGATCTGGCTGGTGACTTTGATCTTGAAGTGGATATTTCCACTGCTGAGATTGATGATTCCAAAGCAAAAGACTTGTCTTTCATGCTTCAAACAATTGGACCAAATGCAGGACAAGAACTTATGCTGACTGTATTGGCTGAGATTGCTGATCTGAAGCGTATGCCTGACTTGGCTCAGAAACTTCGTACATATAAGCCTGAACCATCACCTGAACAACAGGAGATGGCCAAGCTTGAAGTAGAAGAGAAACGTGCTCTAGTGGCTAAGATTAATTCTGAAGCTGCGTTGAATGACGCTAAAGCTGCAGAAGCAATGGCTAAGAAAGATGCCATTGACTTGGACTACGTTGAGCAAGATACTGGCACTAAACACGCTCGTGATATGGAGAAACAGAAAGCACAGGCAGAAGGTAATCAGAATCTTCAGATTACTAAAGCACTGACTGCAGCTAGAAAAGAAGGTGAACAAGCACCTAATTTGGATGCAGCTATTGGCTTTAACCAACTTAGTGATAAACTAAACGATGCACCGAGACAGAGTTCTGCTTTCCTTGGTTCAAATACTCCTTATTAACCTTTAAAGAAAGACCATTCAGCATGTCTGAAGTCACTGTACAACAACTGGAAACTCAACGTGAAGCCATGAAACAAGCTGTTGAAATGCGTCAAGCAGTTCAACGCTTGACACAGAATGCAGACTTTCGTAAAGTTATTACTGAACAGTTTATGGAGAAAGAGTGTGCTCGTTATGTACACGCCTCTAGTGATCCTGCATTGACTGAACGTAACCAGAAGGATGCTCTGTCTATTGCACAAGCTGCTGGACATTTGAAGCGTTACCTTTCTGTGCTTATTCAGATGGGCAATGCTGCAGAGAATGAAATGGAATCAATTGATAATGCTCTTGATGATGCCCGTGCAGAGACTGCCATTATTGACGTACTGGAGTAATCGACATGGCCATTCTTGATGACGCTGCCTTTTTGAATGAGCCTCCACCGGAGGTTACGGAAACTGTTGCTCCAGTAGTTGAAGCTCCAGAGACTGTTGTAGAGACTCCTGCTCCTGAAGTTCAGGCAGTGGTTGAGACTCCTGCAGTGGAGCCAGAAGCAGAAACTCCTGCTTCTGGGGAAACTGTAGAGTTGCCCAACCAAGATAATGGTGTGGCAGATGAATCAATTAGTCTTCCAAAGGCTGATGAACCAAGTGCTGAAGTAGCAGCAGTTAAGCCTGAAGTTCCTGCTCCTGTTGAAGCAGTGAACTATGAAGCTAAATACAAAGAAGCTCTGGCTCCTTTGAAAGCTAATGGTAAGACTGTAGAGATTCAGTCTTTGGAAGAATTGCGACAGCTTGCTTCTATGGGTGCAAACTTCACCCGTAAAATGCAGGACATCGCTCCGCATCGCAAGATTCTTGCTATGCTTGAGAATAACGGTCTACTTGATGAAGCGAAGTTATCTTTCTTCATTGATTTGGACAAAAAGAATCCAGAAGCCCTCAAGAAACTGATTAAAGATTTAGGTGTTGATCCGCTGGATATTGATGTGAGCAGTGAACCAGCTTATCAAGCAGGCAATCACAAGGTTAGTGACAATGAAATTGCGTTTCGTACTGTGTTGGAAGACTTGCAGTCCACTCCAACCGGACAAGAAACTATTTCATTGATTAACTCATCTTGGGATCAAGCCTCAAAGGAAGAGTTGTGGAAAGCTCCAGAGGTAATGGCTACGATTCAACAGCAAAGAGAAAATGGTATCTATGATGCTATCTCCGCTGAAATCAACCGTCAGGCTATGTTGGGCAAGATTCCTGCGGGTACTCCTTTCATTCAGGCTTACTTGAATGTAGGTAATGAAATGAATGCTCGCGGTGCATTTACTAAATTGAATGCGCCAAACAGTACTGGTGTGCAAAATGCGCCAATGCAAACTACTGCCCCTGTTAATGCGCCAGTAGCTACCCGTGTGGTGGCTCCTAAACCGCAAGTGACAAATGGTGCAGCAGCAAGTGCAGCAGCCTCTACACGCCAAACCCAAAAACGTGTGCTCCCAGTCGTTAATCTGCAAAGCATGAGTGACGATGATTTTCTTAAAAATTGGCAAAATCGCTTATAAGGATTGAACAAAATGTTGAACTACAACGCCCCTATCGACGGTACTAAGTCGTCTATTGACGGCTCTGGCTCCGATCAAATGAACTCGTTTTACTGGCTGCGGAAATCTCTGATTGAAGCTCGCCGTGAACAGTTCTTCATGCCTCTGGCTTCTGTCACGAACATGCCGAAGAACT